GGATTGTTTCCTCTAATGCTTTATTAGCATCACTGGCTTCTTTGCTGACCCAACCCATATCACTTGATTTAGCTGGTTGTGTCAGTAGGCTTGGTGCGTAAGCGGGAGTTTCAGTAGCACCTATATTACCTGGAGCTGTGGTTGTTGCCTTGGCTGTAGTTAAGCCAATTGCATCAGTGACTTCACGGATGCCTCTACCTACTTTCTTTAAGAAATCAACTAACATTGAGAATTTCTCAATGACAAAAGTAGCTGTGCCTTTTGCCCAGCGAGTCAGTATGTCACCAAAAGCTTCCCATAAGATTGTCACAGCACCTAATACCAATGCTATGATACCAAACGATTTGACGATAGCAGCAATGCCAAAGCTAACACCAAACAACACACCAGTTAGTGTGCGGAATATTCCTGTAGTTTTTGCAGCATTGCCGCCATTGGCTGCTAAATTAATCCCTACAGATGCCGCACTGGCGGCTAATGCCTTATTAGCAGTAGCTAATTTTACAGTAGCGGCAGCTTCTGCGTTTCTCAATCGCGTTAAAGTTGCTTCTTCTGTAATACCAGCGGCAATCGCACGATTAAGCTCTTGTTGTGCAACGAACAATGCTGTAGTAGCCGTTCCTACACGCCCAATAGCACCATTTAAGAATGTCTGTGCACCAGCATTTAATAATGTTTCTCTCGTCTGTGCTTTGGTAGTCACAGCCGCTAATCCCATAAAGCTGGCTAATGATTTCAATCCACCAACTATTGACATAATACCATTGATAATCTGAGCACCTACGAATACTCCTAATGCTCCTAATAATACTTTAGCGGAAACTGCAGCCGCTTTCATAGCGTCACCAGTTTGTGCTAATGGTGTAATTAGATTAAGTATTGGTTGTAAGAGAGCGAGGAATTCTGCTTTGACTAAGGTAATGAACATACCCAAGCTATCACTAATCTTCGCGGCATCAGCTGTGCTCTGTGTGTATTTGTCCATAGTGCCATAGATTTTTTCTATCTCAGCTACATAGGATTGGGCACTAAATCCTTTGCTGGCTTTGCCAAATAATTCTGTTTGTAATCTCGCACGGGTCATTGGATCCGTGACTTTGCTTAGGGCTACTGCTATCTTGTTAAAGATTTGATCTGGTTTTAGATTAGCGACATCATTAGCACTGATACCAACTTTGATAAGTGCTTTCTGCATCTCACCACTGCCATCAACTGCGGCACCTATGTTCTGCTCCATCTTGAACAGCATAGAAGTAAGTCCTTCCATACTACTACCACTGGCGGCAGCGGCAACACCCATCTCTAATAATCTGGCTGTGTTGACGCCCAAGGCATCACTCATATCCTGGAGTTGATCCGCGGATGTCAGAAGGCTTTTTGTGAAAGCTACTATACCAACACCCACTAAGGCGTTGGTAAAGGTATCCATTTTCTTGTTGAGCTTATCAACACCAGTGCCAAGATTGCCAAGTCCTTTCTGGACCCCACTGATAGCCGCTAATGCTGACTTATTGTCACCTGTTAGTTTAATTGGTATATTGCTTGCCATAACTATCTCCTGTTTGCGGCTTTCTTCTGCTCTTTAGCTTCCCAGTTATAGAAACCTGCCCAAGTCTGGAACTCTAATGTCGTCATCTCAAATACTTGTTCTAATGTCAAACCCAAATCCTTGCCAAGACGGCAAGCGAACATTACATCTGGATCCTTGATTAGTTTTTTTCTAATTCAGCTGGAGTTAAGTCCTCAAGATTGAAATTGTTGATTTCACTCACTGCACGGATTAAGACTGCTGGATCCACTTCATTCATAAACACTACTTTGTCTGTTGGTTGGAACATTTTAGTGCCGTCAGCATTGCGAGCTTTGGTGATAAGTGTTTCAACTAATGCTTCTGTAGTTTTACCTTGTGTGGCTAACTCAATAAGTTTACTCTGTTCTTTCAGAGTGATAGTTTCCTTGAAGTAGATGGTTAAGTCCCATTCTTCAATAGTGATTGATTTTAATTCTCCGCTTAATTTACTGCGGAAGTGTTGCGTCATTTTATCTATAGCTTGTGTCATTTATATTCTCCTTTGATTGAATTAAGTGCGGGTCCAATAATACCACGCCCATTATTTGACGGTCTCATTTTTCTTGTTCCTTTGTCCAAATACTCTACATAGGGAACACGATTGACAATTTCAAAATTGTCTTTGATTTTCTTAGTCTGCCAACCTGCACGGGCTGTGCCAGTGCGGACTGGAGTCTTGTCTTGCAACTCACGATGTAAATCAACAGCTACAGCAGACACTGTCTTATTGTAGCTGTTGTTTACTTCACGCATCACTGCGTCAATGTTGCTTACCTTAGCGGTTATCACGATTAGTTATCAGTTAAACCTAAACTTGCACCTTGCACGAATTTAACTGGGCCGCTACCTTGGAAACTGATAGTAGCTTCTACTAAACCGTCCATTGAACTTGAAACACTATAACCAGTAATAATACCATTACCATATAATGCTACATCGTTTGTGTCTTGATCTAAATAGAATTTAACTGCTACTGGTGTGCTACCAATCGCTGCTCCACTTGTTGCTGGGATGATTACATTTGCATTGTAATCTGCGGTGTCAAAGTAAATATCTGCAGAACCGCTCCAACTACTCATACCTTTTACATAAGTGCGGACATCTACACCCATTGTTGAGGTTTCAATCGTATCACTTGTCATATCTACTGAAAAGTTTCTTGTAGATACCACGGCGATACCACCAATTACTACCTGTCCATCATTACCAACTATTGTTGCCATCTTCGTTCTCCTTGTCTAAATTGCTTACTGTTTCTTCAACACTTTTAACGGCTGCTGAAGCTTTTACCGTTGGTTTGGAACTTGTGGTATCCTTAACCAAATTTTCTGCTGATTGTTTCCAACCAGCTTCTAAATAACCTGCGAGCTTGTTGTCTTTGACATCACGCTCAATACCATCTTTGTATACCTTAGTCATTATAGTTGTCCTCTTGTGAATATATATCTAACATTGACTGTCAGGACTACTTCGCTGATTGGCGGTAGTCTGTCAATGACTTCAATGCTGACTATTTGTGTGTCTAATACTTGATTACTGCTCTTACCTCTGTTCCTATCTGCATCTAATGCTTCTTCAATGGCTTCAATGATATTGTTTCTCTTGTTGTCAAGTTCATTGCCGCGGACGAATGCACGGATGGTATAGGTAATATCACCTTGGCGTATGCCAGCACCCATAGTTTCAGTATTTCTATCTTCATTGGTTGAAGTAATCATTATAGCTGGGAATTGTGTTATAGCTAACTTCTCAACATCAAACGGCTCGCGTGTGACTAATGCTGGTTTCAAATCTGTGATTTCTTCCAAGGTTGTCACTATATTTTTAACTATGTCTTCTCTTAAGCTCATTTTCTTAACCTTGTGTAGTTAAATACTTCTCTTTCTGGCACTAAACGCAATGTAGTGCCATCTGTGTCATAGGTGATACCAAATTGTAGTAGATTGCGTATTTCATACTCCCAACTGTTGTGGTATTCACTAACCTTAGCCCAATAATTGGTGCCGTTGATTTTGATTATCTTAGGCAATATGTCATATGCCAATGCATAATAACAGGTAGGACTTGCCCATTCTGTAGAGGCTAACAGTTCAGGTTGCAATCGTCCTGGTGTAATTTGTGGATTTTCTTGTAGGAATTTCTGCCACCATATGGTGTTTAGAAGGCGAAGGATATTACTTTCTGCTCGTTGTAGGCTTTTATTGATGTCTACAATAGTTTCGTAATCGTGTATGTCCTCTATGGCGAGGAGCTGTTCTCGTGTAGCGAATGCCATCTGTGTCCTTCACATTGGTTAGCAAGGGTCCTACCCCCACTTGTATATTTATATCTTTATTTTCTTGCTTTTATACTACTATCTAACTAAGCGTAGTGGATGCACGGTGCGTGTTTCACTGGCTGATGTGATGCCATCATCATTAGCATCATACTTTACACCTTCTCTTAGACATAAATCCATCTCGTGCTCAAATCTACCAGCATAGTAGTCCATACGAACTTGGAAGTTATCTTCACTGCCTTGATTTTCAAACTTGGTTAGTTTAGGACAGATATGATAGGCTAATGCGTGATAGACTGTTGCCATAGTCCATTGGCTTGGTGTCAATAATGTAGTGTCAAATTCAGTGATGTTTGCCTGTGTCTTAAGCCAAATCTGGAACCAGCGGACTTTAAGGACACGGTTGATTTCTGCTTCACTGCGAGCTAATTCTGTATCAAAGTCTAACACACCATATTCAGTAATAGTGGGTTCAACTTGTATTAAATCTTGTGTGGTAGCGTATGCCATATTGGGTCATCCTCGTATATCGTATTTATAATAAAGAAAAGGAGCACGAATGCTCCTTTCCCAGTGCTTGAAGCTGTAAACCTATTATGATAGGATTGAACTGTCCGCTGTCACTGCAACACCATATGCATCGTATAGTTCACCAACGCCATACATAGCTGTAGCGACTAAATCGTCACCGCGTAGCATTGCGTTTCGTTGAACTTCAATGTTGATGTCACGCATAACTGCTAAACCAAGTGCATCTCTGTGAAACACAGCACCAACATAGTCACCTGCTGTGCCATTGTTGTCTAAGTTTGCTGTTTCATAGATTGGAACACCCGCTAACATACCTACATAGCCCATTTGCATAGCTTCATTTTGTGTGATGCCTGCATTTGGATTAGCGAATGTGTTAGTTAAGTTAGCTTTCAAATCATATGCCACTGATGGTGAAAATACACCGTAGATGTCTTGTGATGGGACACCCGCCTGGCGTAGTTTAGCTACAGCTTGGAAGATTGAAGCAGCAGATAATAATGTTGAAGCATTACCTACTGTGTTTGTTGTAAAGCCACTGAACAGTGCTGTTAAGTCTTTGTCAATTTTGCGAGCGATAGCTTCACCAAAAAGTCTTCCCACATCTGCTACAACATTACTTGCTGAAGCGATACGGCTTAAGTCAGTAATTTGTGTTGCGATACCAACTTCACCAACTGTTAAAGTTGCTGTGTCTGTTGATACATTAGCATAGCCTGTTGAAGTGTGATCAACGATTAGGGAACCTTCTGTCAAACTTACTGCTGTTTGTAATGGATAGATAGGAACATTCACTGTCTTGCCACTTGCTGGTGCCAATGTGTAGTTCTTAACTAAATTACGCATAATACTTCTTTCTGAAGCTACGAATAGAGCTTCTTGAATGATTGACGGTAGTAAATCATTCAAACTGGTTGTTGTTGTTGCCACGATTAAATCTCCTTAAGATTAAATTAAATTATACCTGCGGACTTTCTATATTCCGCATATACCTTTCTATGTTCTGGATTTTTCATATCCAATTTTGTGATATCTAAAGGACTTTGACTATTAGTGATACTTGATTTAGTCGCTGATGTGGCTGGATTTGCCTGGACGAAGTGTGGGTTCTGACTTAAGAACTCTCCTACTAAATCATCTACTGTTAAGGCTGTGCCTTTGTCACTGTAGCGGATTTGTCCGTTGTTGTCTAACACTTCAACTTCACCATCAGCATTGAGATTGATATTATTTTTTAATAATGTCCTTACCTGTTCTGGTGCTACAGCACGATATTTGGCTGCGGCATTTACCAAAGGTGTCTCAATCTTGTATTCTCTAATAACAGAATCTCTTTTAGAAATCTCTGCATCTTTTTTAGCAGCCATGTCCTGTAAGATTTTCTCAAACTCACCTTTCTTAAGGCTTTCTTCTTGAGCCTTTTTAATCTGGGCTTCTTTGAGAGCACGGAGTTCATTGACGTCACCTAATTCCTCGTAGGGTTTAAGTAGTTTCTTCGTTAGACTTGATTTAAGTCCAGCGATGTGATTGTCAAATTCTTCCTGCGTGTATGTCTTACCTGCAACTGCTTGTTCCTGATTTTGTGAAGTTTGGCTTGTAGTTTCAGTTTCTACTGTAGTGCCTGCCGTGATTTGTGTATCGCTCATCGTTGCGATGCCTCCTTTGGAGTGTTGTATAATATTTAGTGATACGCCCGTATCAATAAGTTATACTTATTTATTTTTATTTCTCAGGCGTGCTAATTCTGCACGATCCTGCTGTATCAATACTGCTTCTGGTGTGGCGAATGGCCCGTAGCCTGGAAAGCTATAAAGCCATTCGCATTCACCATAGTCTAACTCCTTGGCTAACGCTTTTAGTTCTTTGTCTGTGCCTGTAAATCTATATACTCTGGCTTGATATGGACTAAGTGGTAATACTTCACCTGTCCAATCAACTATGTCTATCTCACCTTTGTTCC